GATGCTATGCAAGAAGGCAGAATCGTAAAGTAAACTATATTAACTTAAAGGAGAATGTATCATGGCTCAATATTTTGAACCCGCAACTGATACCGATGCTAACTTTGCTAACTCCGTAAGTGGACAAACTAATAGTTTCTTCCTACCTTCGATATACTCTAAAAAGGTTTTAAACTTCTTTAGAAAGGCATCGGTAGTTGAAGCTATTACTAACACCGACTATGCTGGTGAGATTTCTGCTTATGGAGACTCAGTAAAGATTATCAAGGAACCTACCATTACTGTGTATGACTACACAAGAGGTAGTGACACAACATCAACTAAACTAACAGACCAAGAGATTACATTGGTCGTAGACAGTGCTAAAGCTTTCAAATTCATCGTAGATGATATTGAAACAAATATGTCACATGTAAACTTTAAAGAAGTAGCTTCAAGTTCTGCAGCTTACTCTTTAAAAGATTCATATGACGCTGCTGTACTTACTACAATGTTTGCCGGAGTATCTGCTTCTGCACCTGACCATGTCATTGGTGCTGATGCTGCTGCTGGTACTGGCGGTGTAGGCGAAACAACTGCTTCTGTAGACTTAGGTGTCGCTTCTGAAGTTGACCCTCTAGACTTAATGGCTAGAATGGCTAGACTTCTTGACGACCAATCAGTCCCAGAAGAAAACAGATGGTTCGTTGCATCTCCTGATTTCTACGAAGAACTATCACAAAGTGGTTCTAAGTTGTTATCAGTAGATTTTAACGCTGGTCAAGGCTCAATCAGAAATGGTTTAGTTTCAAGTGGAAAATTAAGAGGCTTTGATATGTATAAGTCTAATAACATACCTTCAGTTTCGACTGCTACAGGTCAATGTTTAGGCGGACATATGTCATCCACAGCAACTGCTAACACAATCTTATCAACAGAAGTAATTAGAGACCCTAGTTCTTTTGGCGATATTGTTAGAGGTTTACATGTCTATGGTGCGAAAGTACTTAGAGATGATGCTATGGTTAAAGCTTTCTACACAATTGACTAATAATCAATACGGGGGGTCTTAATTGACCCTCCACTTTTACAGGGAGATAAAGAATGAAAAATATGGCACAAACAATGAATAAAAAAAATACTAATATGGGTAATGATGCTGCTGCTAGAAAAAAAGTATATGGTGGTGGTTCTGTGAAACGTAAAGGTTATCGCATGGGTGGAAGCTGTCAGCCAGTATATTCTGGAGACATACCAAAAGCTAAAGCTAATTAATTATGAAAGTTCCAGCACCTAAAGGTTATCACTGGATGAAGTCTGGTAACTCTTATAAATTAATGAAAGACCCTGCAGGTGGTTACAAACCTCACAAAGGTGCAACTAAATCTGCTAATTTTAAAATTCAAAAGGTACATAAAAAATAATGGCTACTACATATCTAGATTTAACTAACGAAGTATTAAGAGAACTCAATGAGATTCCTTTAACGTCTGCAAGTTTTGCAGATGCTATAGGGTTTCAAAAGTTTGTAAAAGATACTGTTAATAAATCTATATTTGATATAGCTAACGAAGAACCTCAATTACCTTTCTTTTCTGCTGGAGTTAGTGGAGCTACTGACCCCTTCTATGGTAACGTAACTGTAGAAACTGTAGCAGGACAAAGATGGTATACTTTGAAAGCTGGTAGTTCTAGTATCACTACTGATTATGCTTCAATAGATTGGGATGATTTTTATGTAACAACAATTAACGTAAGTGGAGAAACAGCTCCTTACGTTTCAAAAGGGTTAAGATTTTTAACTCTTGATGATTGGAAAAGATACTACAGAGATAGCGAAAACGAAGATGATGCTAATGCTCAAAATCACGGAGAACCTAAATTTGTAATTAAGTCTCCAGATAACAGGAAGTTTGGATTAAGTCCTATTCCTGATAAAGTTTACAACGTACACTTTTATGCTTTCGTAAGACCCACTGCTTTATCAGCTTACGATGATACAATGGTTTTACCAGAGCAATACAGTAATATTGTAACAGCTAGAATGAGATATTATGTCTGGCAATTTAAAGAAAGTCCACAACAGGCTGCTTTTGCATTGGACGATTATAAGAAAGGAATGAAGTATATGAAATCTAATCTTATGAATCCAGCTCCAAAATATATGACAGACGACAGAAGATACTTTTAAATTATGGCACGTTCACAACCTTTTACAGTAGCATGTGAAGGCGGTTTAGTTACTGCTTCTAATCAAATTGATTTGCTACGAAGACCCGGAGTAGCTACAGAGTTAGAAAACTTTGAAGTGGCTATAGAAGGTGGTTATAGAAGAGTTAGTGGTTTTACTAAGTTTGGTGAAGGTAGTGCAACACAACCGACTGGAAGTGCTGATAGAATTAATGGTGTAATGCCTTACGGTGATGGTGTTGTAGCTTGTGCTAATAACGCTATTTATTTTAGCCAAGACGGTATAACTTGGATACAAATAAATAAGCTATCTGCTGTTGGTGGTGATAGTTATGCAACCTTTACAGCTAAAGCAGCTTCTGTAAGAACAGGTCAAGGTCAATGTACTTTTGCAATGTTTGAAGCTGCTGGTGAAGATTATGGGCAAATAATGATAGCCGATAATTCCAGCGAAGATATTTTTTCATTTAGAATGGAAGGTACTGGAGCTTTAAATACTAGGACATTCTTTACAAAACAGATACAGCCTAATGGAGCTAATACTCCTGTAAAATATATTACATCACACGACCATCACTTAATTGCTGCTGGTGTTGATGGTGAAGAAACTACAGTTTATTACAGTGTGCATAATGACCCTGATAACTTTAGTGGAGCTGGTGCAGGAGCTATAACAATATCTGATAAAATAGTAGGTATTAAAGGTTTCCGTGCAGACTTAATAGTCTTTTGTGAAAATAGTATTCACAAGCTTATCAACATTGATGATACCTCTACGGTAGCTATTATATCCATTGCTGAAAGCATTGGATGTTTAAGCGGTTATAGTATACAGGAGATTGGTGGTGACTTGGTATTTCTTGCACCGGATGGTATAAGAACTGTTGCTGGTACTGCAAGGATTGGAGATACCGAGCTTGGTACAGTTTCAAAAGCTATACAGCCTATACTTAGAGAAGTTTCAGAAAACATTAATAACTTTCAAATAACAAGTATAGTATTAAGAGAAAAGTCACAGTACAGATTATTTTACACTAATGTAAATGCTGTAGCTGCAGGACAAAAAGGAATTATAGGAACATTAAGACCAAACGGTTTTGAGTGGTCAGAAACAAAAGGAATAGAAGTAACAGAAATAGGTTCAGGATTTGATGTCACAGGAGTTGAAAGATATTATCACGGGAATAATTCAGGTTATGTGTTTATACATGATTCAGGTAATGATTTTGACGGAACTGCTGTATTAGCAAGATATGCTACACCAGACTATGACTATGGTGATTTAGGAACTTTAAAAACTTTACACTATTTAAAAATTTCAATAGCAGCAGAAGGATTGGTTACTCCAGAAGTTCAAGTTAAGTTTGACTATAATAGTGGAGACGTACCACAACCTAGAAATAATTTTTCATTAGGTACAGTTAATCCTTCATCAATATTTGGTAGTGCTGTATTTGGAACTAATATATTTGGTGCATCAGCATCACCTATGTTAAGAACACCATTACAAGGAAGTGGAACTTCAAATAACTTTACGGTGATTTCAAACGATAATAAAGCACCATACAGAATTAATGGTTTATATGTAGATTACATACCTTCAGGTAGGAGATAAAAACAATGGCAGGTTATATAAGACAAAGTACTTTCGTAGATGGCGATACAATTACTGCTGCATTATTTAATAACGAATACAATCAGTTAGTCAATGCATTTAGTAATACATCAGGTCACAAACACGATGGTACAACAGCAGAAGGACCAGTAATAGGTCTGATTGGTGATGCAGGTGAGACATCTCCAAACAATAAAGTATTAATAGATACTACCAATAACTATATAGAATTTTATGTAGAAGTATCTTCAGCACCTGTACAACAATTATATATTGCAGATGGAGCTATTATTCCTGTCACAGATAGCGACATTGACTTAGGTACAACAAGTTTAAGATTTAAAGATACTTATACAGATACAGTCACAACAACTGGTAATGTAAGTATCGGTGGTGATTTAACCGTTACAGGTAGTGCTACTATCTCAGGTAATCTCACATTCG